CCCGCAAGGTTAGAAGAGCGCGTGCCCGGCGTTGCCCATTTTGCTACAGCCATATCAAATACCTCCCCGCGCCAGCCCGACGCTTCGCGCGGTCACTTCAATTTGATTATATTCAGCCCAGGACTGCATTTTCACCGTCCCGGCTAGAACAGCGGTTTTGGTCGCGGGGGATAGCAACCCCATCCCCTCCAATGCACCGAGCATGGCGCTAACTTGCGCCGCCGCGCCAGGTGCGTTTGGGTCCACTCGCAAATCACGGTCCACCGCGTCGAGCATGGTGCCGATGGCGACCAGGCCCTGCGTCGGAACCGACAGAACCTGCTCAGTCGGCGAAACATCGGCAGGGATATGGCCTAATTTCGCCACAATGCGCAGCATAGCGAGTTCCCCGCTCAACACGGCAGGCTCTGCAATAGAGCGGCAGGAAAAAATTACCGGCACCTTCGGCAAAGAATCATCAGGCGCGTTCAGGATTTCCGCTACCTGCCATTCCGTCAGGCCGGCCAAATCCGGTTGCGCGATACGCGCCGCAAGTGTGACGCTCATGTCTCAGTCTCAATTCTGAATGCGAAGCGTTGAAGCGTTCAAGGTGAACGTGGCGCCCGTTGCGGTTACATCGCTGCCAAAATCGTTGACCGCAATCAATTCATCCGCAGAAGAGGCGCCGCCGCGCGACTTGTAATAAACCGCCTTGCGCGCGGTGAACGTCGCGCCAGCCCATGAAACCAGCCCAAGCGAAACGTCAAGCCTATCGTTGGCCGTGTCCTTGGTGATCGTGATTGCCGCAGTCACGCCGCCCGCCGTGTAGCCGGTGCCGGTGATCTCGTTTGTCACGTCGCTGCGCTTCGTGTGTGTGTCTTTGTTCTCGGTATAGCTGGAAGTCACCAGCATCACCCGAATGGTATCCGTATCAAGGTCAATGGCGCCGCGCGCCAAATCCTCAAAGAACGAATTGTAAATCAGACTTGCCATTTCGTTTGTCCTTTCGCGCCATCATCAACGCAGTCACTTCAATTGCAGAAAAGCGCCCGCTGCAATCGCGCCCAGCACCGCCATGGTCATTGCCTTAACGACTTGGCTCCAAACAGTCTTTTTGGTGGAGCGCCAGGCGTCGAGAAGGTTTCGCAATTCCTTCATATCCTCGCCAGCATTTTCGTCATGCAAGCCAACAGACTGCAATGCTTCACGCGCGCCCTGTTTGGCAGCGCGCGCAATCATCTGTTCGATAACCTCTGGAGACATGGCGCGGCGCTCTTCGAGCATGGCAGAACCCCAAAAAAGAAAGGCCGCGCGTTGCCACGCGGCCCGTCAAGTCATCAGACAGCCGGGCTTTGTTCCGGCAGGCCGCGCACCGCAAAAGCGGTCATCGGAGTGCCAGTGCCATGCGTGCCTGAGAAATCAGGCGTCAGGCGAATATAACGACGCCCGCCGATATACGAGATTTCCTGAATATCAGCCGCCGCCTTTGCAGCAACCAGCGAGCGAACAATCCCGCCAGCGGCCACAGCATGGCCAAGCACGTCAGCTTGAGTAACAACGTTCCAGGTGGAATTGTCGTTGCTGTGTTCGAGAATGAACTCGATCTTGTTCGTGGTGGTGAAGGTGATGCCACCGACGCCGATGTAAAGCATCACCATCGCGGCGCGAAAGCCGAGCAGGTCAACGCTTATTGGCGTAACGTCAGCGGTCGCAGTCTGCGGCGCGACAAGCAGCGCAGTCGAAAGGTTATTGTGAAGGTCGCGAATCATGGGAGCTTTCCTTTGCTTCCGAATGTGAGGAAAGAGGCGGGCGCCGTGCCCGCCTCAGATTGATCAGGTGCCGAAGCGGACAAATTTCACCGCTTCGAAATTGATGGCGCCGCCGCCGACCCGCTTGCGGAACTTAAAGAACACATACGGGTATGCAGTGTATGGATCACGCAGCACCGACAGGCCAATCCGATCCACGATCAGGTAAGCCTCGCGGAAGTCACCGAAGGCCATGGAAAGGCTATTCGCCCCCAGCGCCGGCATGTCTTCCGCTTCAACCACATTGAAGCCCAGGAGCGCAGAAGGCTGACCCGCAACCGCCGCAGGCTGCCAGATGAAATTACCTTGGCCGTCTTTCAGCTTGCGCGCCTCGCGCAACACAGCGCGCGAAGTCATCCATTGCGCGTTGTTGCGGAAGCCGGACTTGAGGGCATACACCACGTTCACCAAGTCATCGACCGGGTTGGTATCGCCCGAGCGCGTGCGGAACGCGCCAGAAGCGCCCGTGTTGATGTGTTCGAACGTGCCCCAAGCGCGCGAAGCGTCAACCGTGGCGGCGGTCGGGTAGGACACCAAACCGCGAGGCTTGCTGACACCATCGCCATTCACGAAAGCCGCATTTTCGCCGCGCGCAATGCGGTCGGCGCTTTTGGCGGACAGCCAGGCTTCAAGATCAAGGCGCCCGTCTTCCAGCACCTTCTGAGTGGCGGAAACAACGGAAACGGCCTCATGCACCTGGATAGCCCACTTGCCGAGTTGCGCTGTCAGGTTTTCCGTCCGCACGGCGGTTTCGCCAACCCAGGCAAAGCCATTTTCGCCAAGGTCATTCAGGCCTTCCACCGCGTCAGTGCCGATGGACATGACCGACGCGACCTGGCGCATTGGGCTGGTTTCGTAAATGCGGGTCACAATGCGGCCTGTGGTGTCAGGCGTCACCAAATAACCGCCGTCAGGATCAGACCCGACAGACAGCGCCTTGGTTTCGGCTTCATCCGGGCGCGCCTTGCGAAGCGGGCCATTCATGCCGAACAGTGCGGACTTGTAGCCGCGCATGTCGTCAACCGTGACCTGCCGGCCAGTCTGGCGAGCGAACTCGACAGCCGCCTTGGTTTCGACTTCGGTGGCAGCGCCGCCGCTCAGGGCCAGGCGATTGGCCTTGGCTTCGATTTCATCAGACCGCTTGCCGGCAGCCTTGATTTCATCGCCAAGCTTGTCAAGCGCGTCATTGATGCGACCAATTTTTTCGCTGGTCACAACATCCGCCGCGCCTTTTTTCAATTCGGCGATTTCATCATTAACGCTTGCCTTAAAGGCAGCGAACGCTTCTCCCTGCTTTTCAAGCAGAGACTTGATTTCCATTTCCATTTTGATTGCCTTATGAGAGGGTTGCGATGTTCCGACGGATCATTTCCGCCAGTTCAGCCGCGACCACCTCGTCACGAGGCGTCGTTTCCGGCACTTCAGCGTCACGCTGAAGCCATTTCTTGAGGATTGCGACAGCCCGCTTGGACTGTGCCGCCGAAAGCTGCCCTTCGTCGCGAAGGGAGTCCTCAATCTCTCGAATTTCATCCACTGACAACGATTTAACCGCCGTCACGCGCGCCGCGTCGTTCATCGGGAATGACACAAGCGAAACTTCCAACAGGTCCAAGTCCTTCAGCAGCCGCGCACGGCGCCGGCCATCATACGCGTCAGACTTCACCCGGTATCCGATAGACAGGCCGTCAAGCGCGCCCGCCTTCAAATCAATATGCGCCTCGCGCCCGATGTTCTTTTCAGTCAGCAGCCGCCCGCGCACGCGCAATCCGCGTTCATCTTCTGCCATCTCTTCCCACACGCCGATGCGCTTGGTGGGATCATGGTCGGCAAGCATCTTCACGCCCTTTGCGCCACGCTCGCGCAACGTGCGCGCGAAGGCGCCACGCTCTACAATGTCACCGCCTTCGTCACGGTTTCCAAAGACTGAGGCATAGCCTTCAAAAATCCCGTCATCGCCAAGGCTTTTGACGTCAAGGGCAAATTCAAGTCGCTGCATTGCTACTCTCCACACTTGCGGGCGTGGTCATGTTTGCAGGTTGCGGTAAGGCGTCCGCGCCTTCGATTGCGTCAAGGCCATCATCCTCTCGCACTTCATTCTGCGTCATCCAGGCCGGTGATCCGCCGCTACCAAGCGCCTTCGCGTAGTATTCGGCGCGATCCTTTGCCGCACCGCGCATTAGGCTTTTCAGGTTGAAGCGAATGTCCACGTCTTCACCCGGCGCCAATAGGTTAGCCTCGGCAGATTGTTCAAACCTCGTCGCCCATGGCGCGATAGTGTGAACCACATGCGCTATGAACATCTGCTCGGCGCTGGCATAGGTTGCCGTCTTGTCGCTGTGCTGCACCATCAAGGGAATGACGCGCATGTGACGGCAGATTTCCTCGATCTGGTGTTTGCGGGTTTCAAGATGCTGCGAATCCACGCCAGTCATAGTTTGCTGAACCCACTTTGCGCTGCGATCCAAAATTAAAGGCATCCCGGCATTGTCTGGCCCGGCATAATGCTGCGCCAAATATGCCCGAAGCCGCTTATATTGCTCCTCATTCATCGTTCCTTCCATCGTATACATGCCGGAAGGTTGCAGGCCATTCTTGTGCAAGCGCGCGTGCGAGGTCTCCAGCGCGATACTCAGGCCAATGGCGTCACGCGCTACCTTGATAGCCTCAAGGCCCATCCAGCTATTCCAGGACGGCCCGCGCAAGTGCCAAATATCAGCAGCGGTCAAGGTTGCCGCGCGCCCGTCTTCAAAGGTGACGGTGTAAGTCATTGTCATGTCAGGGTTACGCTGCACCCAAACCTTGCCAGGCTCGATCGGTATCAATTCCACCACTTGACCGCGCACGCGATTGACAAAGACAAAAGCGTTACCGCAAAGAACCAGATGGAAAAGCAGCGTTTCCCGAAACTCGAAGCTAGTCTGCCAAGGGTTCGGGCGCCGCGTCAGGATCGGCAAAAGCGGATGATCAAGAATGCGCTCTTTTCCGCCCGACTGCCGATGAAACTTGATTTCAGTCTGCGCCACGCCTTCGGCAATGGCGCGCGTGCAAGCCATAATCGTCGCGGCGCCAAGCGCGGTTGTGGTGTTAATCTCAATGCCAGCTTTGCTTTCAGGCCAGCGCGCGAAAGGTGGAAGCTGTTCGAGTGTTTTTCGCCCAAAGAGGCGCGACCAGAAGGGCATCCCGCCTCCTATTCCCAAAATGATTTACCGCCATCAGCTTGTGATGTTGCGGCCCCTACCGCCATCGCCAGCGCGACAAGCGCATCAATGCGGTTCACCGCCTTGCGCTTGGAAAACCAGAAATTGCCAAACGGGTCGTTTTCCGTTGTGGCAGACATCATCGCAGAAATCAGCACCGGCGACCGCCGCAACCTGATCCGCTTTTCAAGAATGAGTTGCTCCAGGATCAGCTTAGAACCTGGCATCCATAGCCCTTGCGCGCCCTTTTTCTTGCCGCCTTGGGGATGCTCCACAATGGGCAGCGTCACGCCAAGGCTATCGAGTTCCGGCTCAAAATGCCGCTTGAAGCCGTAGCTGTCATACGCAACCGCCGCGATTTCATAAAGCCCGACCAATTCCGCCAAGCGCGCGGCGACAAAATCAAAGCGCACCATCCGGCCAGGCGCGGCATTCAGAAAGCCGTCCTTAACCCAAAGGTCATAAGGCACGTTATCCCGCAACGCGCGCTCGGCAAGTGTATCTCCAGGCGTCCAAGCCTCAACCCAAGCGTCAAAGGTCGGCAAGCGCGCCGTGGTGCCATCCTCGCCCGGCATGTCCACAAAGCCGGTCGGCACAACAAAGGCCAGCGCGGTCAAGTCTTGCGTGGCGGAAAGGTCCAGCCCGCAAAAAACCCGCTCGCCGGTATGCTCTGTTTCCGGCTCAAACTCACTCAGAACCGCCTCAAGCGCCGGTCGCGACATCCATGCGGTATCGCTTTCCGTCCATTGGCAGAAATGCAACCGCAAGATGTTATTCAGCTTGCCAGGGATAGCCTTGGCCTGCCGCACCACCCCGGCGAGGTAGTCCGGTTGCACTGTCACGCCGAGAAGCGGGTTCGCCTTTACCCAACAGCCTGGATCTTCTAGTCT